AACCTATCCAACTGTACGCTTGTCCTTGGTAACGATAAACATCTGCATCTCGTTCCAAAAACCCAAATTCTATTTTGGCTCCACTAGGGAATTGCCAAAGCTTTTCTACTTCTTTAAACTTTGCACCCTTAAAAGCTTTGGGGTACAACTCTCGAGACTTATCTATAATCTCTCTTAGTTCCGGCATAGACCTTCTAAGTATTAAGGCTCTATGCTCTGGTATGTGGCAAGAACGCAATGGGTCTATTAACATTGCAAAACTTTTACCACCACCTGCTGCTCCACCGTAAAGAACATCTTTCTCAGATGCAGCAAGGAAATCAGTTTGAGGTCCTTCGTTAGGCATGAATGCCACATGAGAACCTGTGTCATCTAAATGTTTCTGTATTGGGTCAGGAAGTGTTTTCTTTTCTGACTCTGTTAAAACATTTGATGTTAAAACTTTTTCTTCTTCGTCAACTTCTTTCTTGACTCTAGCTATGCTGCGTGTTAACTTTTTAAGTTTTTGATTCTTCTTTGTTAACTTCTTTTTAGCTTGTAGAGCTAGTTGTAAGCTTGACAACTCTGACGTTTTCTTTCTACCCGGTCTAAGCCTTCGAGTACCGTCTTTCTTTAGTATATAGTTCCCTTCGGAATCTGTCAAGTATTTTTCTGAATTATTTTTTGAATCTTCCATATTGGGTATCTACATATTTCTTTAAACCTGACTTACTCATGCTTGTGCCTGTCTCAGCTTCCAACCAATCAATACCTATTCCCAAACTAATCTCATTATGAAAAACAGCTTCTGCTACTTCCTTTAGTATAGATAGATGTTCAGGTATAGGTTTTAAATAACCTGTTGCTTCGTCTAGTTCATATCCCCAATTAATTGTAGATGAAGTTCTTTTAATATAACCTTCGGGTATTAAATCCATAATTATTTTTTCGTTTTTTTACCAAAAATTCTATCCCAGTTATCTCGATAGTCTTGGGTATAGAATCCGGGTCTAGGGTTAGCTCCCTTACCTCCATCACTTTTTTTATACACATGGTTTCTAAAAACCATAGGCTTTTCTTCACTGCCTACTGCTTGACTTTTCTTTTCTACCATTTTACTTTATCTGCCCAATAAGCTGCTGACATTTTACCTTTGGCTATGTTCTTAGCATGTCTAGCTTTAAAAGATTTACGTTTAGCTTTCATACGTGCTGATTCACCTGCTTTAGGTTTCCCAGCAGTCTCAGCACCTTTCTCGCCAAAACGTATGGTTTTAATTTTATCACCTTCTTTAGCCACAACAATGTGTGACTTTTTTGGATGACTTGGAGTTCTTTTAGGTTTATTAAAACCAGATACCCCTGCTCGTTTAAGTCTTGAATCTTTTTCTTTTGGCATTATCTTTTCTTTCCTTTATGTAGTCCATGCTGTGCATGTTGTTTACCTTTTGCAGTGGCTTCTCGTTTCTTCTTGGTAGCTGCTGCAAGTTTCTTTTTCCCTGCTGCTGTTGATTTAAGTTTCTTTATCGTAGCTGCAGGTGCATAGACCTCTCCAGTTTCTGAAGACTTCTTCCCACTAGGGGTTCTCCATTTCTGTTTGGTCCATTTCTTTAAAGACTTTTGAGACTTCTTAAGTGCCATTACTTGTAACCTCCACCAGCTTTCTTGTAGGCTTTAGCTAACATCTGAGCTTTACGGGCTGACCATTGTCCAGCTCTACCACCTTTGGTACCAGCCTTAATCCTTTCAAAAATTCTTTTACGTAGTCCGGGCTTAGTGTAGTTCCCTGCTTCGTTAACTTTGGATTTAGCTTTCCCACCTTTTCTTAATTGTAATCTATCTAATAACATTAGTGTATTGTCCTATCTTCTTCTTTAGGAATAGTGTTTAAATGTTCTTGTTCTAACTCATCATCCACATAGATGCTGTCTAACTCACCCACAACCACCAAATGATTCTGGGCTGCAGCTTGTTCGGCTTGTTCATATGTTTTAGCAATAATGTTAGGTCCTGTAAAGGTTGTTCCGTAAGCTTCGATCTCTGTTAGAAATATCTTCATGTTGATGTCGATGTTGTTGTTCCGGTAGAAGTATTACCATGCACCGTAGTCCAAGTCTCTAAAGAACCTTGATTCTCACAAGGAACATAGTTTAAAATAATTAACAGGATTAATAGTTCCATTATATCTCTTCGTAGTCCCCGTCTTCTATATCTAAAGGAGCTTTATCGGGCATGAGAAAGATTCCCCCAGCGTTCATGTTGTGAGTTACATCGACCTTATCAACTTTAGAGACTCCAACTCTATCAAGTAACGTCTGAGCTGCTGAGAGCTTATTGTTAGCTTGGATGATAGGCTTCTTGGAATCCATAATCTCTACCAACTTAAAAGCAGCTTTAGGTGCTGCGTTGGCTAGAATGTCTTGAGTTAGTTCAAGTATCTCAGACTTTAAAGTCTTTACAACATGATGGTAGTGACTTTTGTATCCTGCAAGTTCTGCTGCTTGTTTAGCATCACCCTGACAGTCTACAAGGTGATCAAGAAAAGCTTGTTGTTTTTCTGTGAGTTCACGTTTACCTTGTGATTTATCTAAAGTTGGTAATATAGCCATGATTTCTATTATAGACAAACCTCATAGACTTGTCAAGTTTTTTAAGTTTTTTTCTTTACCTCTTGACAAAACTGTCCTGAGGATGTATAATAACGTTAGTGCCCCCCAGGGTTCAATACCTATCTAGCACCTCCCCCTTCCACGTTAAAACACCCCTAAATCCTCTAGTAATTTATTACTAATTAATACTATAAAGTCTTTAAAGTTTTTAGAGTCTTTAAAGCCCGACTGTGCACCAGTATTGTTCAATCTAGTGTACAACCCTTTTGGTTTAAAATGTATAATCACGCTATAGATATATAGGGGGTGGGGCTGGTCTCTTGCCTAGGGTAGATGGTAAATTGAAAAATACTCTTAATTGTAACGCCCTAACAAGATTTAAAAAGCTTTAAAGTGCTTAATTACCATATCAAAGCTCCATGAAGTCTAAAGAGTCTTTAAAGGATTTAGTAGATTCACAGCCAACAGCAATCTAAAAGAAAAACTAAAAGCTTCCAGTAAACTCTAAAGTCTTCAAAGCCATTACTAAATACTTTAAAGAGCCTTAGTCTTGTAGCTCAACTAACAGTACCTTAAAGGGTTTTATCGTTCTTTAGTGTACTGAGGACTTTAAAGTTAGCTACACTGTATCCATATATACATAGCACTTCAAAGCTCTACCAAGTTACAACTCCTTTGTGTTTTCTACATGTATTTTCCAATTTAATGAGACCTTAGTTAATACTTTAAAGTCCTTTAGGGTATTGGGTGCAGCCATTAAAGCTCTCTGTATCAAACTGAATCCCCATAGATTCATGTTCACTGTAACATACCTACATGTAGTACAGCACTAGAGCTTTAAAGACTACACTGTCCCCATGTCGATAAGTCTATTAATGATTTCTAAGTCCATAAAAGCTCTCCTAATTCTAGTGAACGATGACATAAAGCTTTTAAAGTTCAAATGTTTTAAACTTTTTTATCGCAAAGCCTCTAAAAAACTTTAAAAACTTTTAAAACTTTTTTCCCAAAACCTCAAAAACTTTTAAAACTCTAAGGCATTTGAACATTTAAAAGCAATTATGTCGTATCTACTTTATATTAGGAGACCATTATGAACAAAGAAATCATTATAGACTTCTCAAATGGAGAAAGTATAATCTTAAAAACAATTTCTAGTGCTGTGAACTACATTGTAGCTATGTTTGCCAGTGAAATTCATGCTCTAGGAATCCACTGTAGTGATACAGAGGACCTTCAATACCTGCAACAATACATTGCAGGACTTTATAAATCTATTAACTAAGGAGTTAAATATGGAAAATGTATATGTAGAAAAAAGCCCAAAGAAGGGTGCAACTTGGAAACAAGCTAACAAAGTGGCTATGCACATGACGGATACAGGGGTACCTAATCCCAAGAATCCTCAGTACACAATTAAAGAATGGGATAAAACCCGACCTTTAACTGCACTGTTAGCTGAACTTGGCAAGCCTAAGTCTCAAAGAACTAAATTTACTAATGAGTCTTTGCAGAACCTTCCAGTGTTTACTAGGAAGCATGTCCAAGTTCTTTTAGATTTGCCTTATGGCTATGCGAATCTACCAAAAGCTTATAAAGACTGTCTTAAGCTCTTCATGGAGCAAGATAAAAGTTAATTAAGCTAACTTCAAAGCCTTAACATTCTTGTTAGGGCTTTTTAATGGTCGTCTTTTAAAATTTACCAAGTCTTTCTAATGAAATTACTTCGTAATTGCTATTATGTTTTACCCTATTCAATGACGACCATCCCCAAAATTTAAACTTAAAGTCCTTTAAAATAGATTTAAAAAGACTTCTCAAATCTTAAAATTTAAAAGCTCTCTACGCAACAGTTGAAGGAATTAAAACTTTAAAATCTTTTAACATTCCCCAATCTATCACGTTTTTCCTGTACCTTTTAGCTGTACCTTTAAGTTCTTTAAGTTCTTTAAAGTCTTAAAAGTTCTTTAAAGTCTTTGAAGTTCTTCATTTTTCTTTACTCCTCTTTACTATTTCTTTATCATTTCTTTAATAACTTTAGAGATTGTATCATGTTTTTTAAAAAAACGCAACACTTTAGAGAGAAAAAGAGAAGGTTTTTAATTAAGCTTTAATTTATATTTAAGTTATTATTTATAAATTAATTATATAATTAAGATATAATAGGCTTGACTTTTCCTCGGCTTCCTGTCATGCTGTTTGGGTCTAGGCAACCATGCCTTGATTCATTCATTACAAAATAGGAGAATGTTATGAGTAAGTTAGAAATAGATATTGTAAAGTTCAACTCACATGAGAAGGCTTTAAAATATATACAAAAACTTGGCTTTAGTTTGAGCAATCGTCATTGCTTTAAAGAAGATAGATCATTCTTGTACACTAAAAAGTTTACAAGACAGCAGGTCTTTCTTAGATCAACCTTTGATTATCTCAATGATAATACAATGGAAATGGGTACTGTTTGGACTGTTCAACAATTTTAATAGGAGAAACTTATGAGTTATGATATTACTTTTGAAGTAGAATATAAAGAAGTTCATGGTGAGGATACTTTCAACAGAACTGTTGCTGAGTTTAATCACACTTACAATCTATCCAAGTTCTTTAGAGACTTTTTAAACTTTGAAGATGAAGGCTTAGGTGAGGTAGGCATCAATGGATTTTATGGTATGTTTGGTAAAGATGCTTGGTTTGTTTTAAACAAAGCTGTTAAAACGTTTAATCAATCAGACATAAATCATGATTGGTTTAAAGATTGGGCAGAAAAAGAATATAATCCTGAGAATGGTCATGGTAGTGTAGATACTGCTATGGAATTACTTACAGATATGATGAATACCTGTAAAGAATATCCAACTTCAGTGATTAAAATTTATTAATTTAATAGGAGAAACTTATGGAAAATAAAGATCACTTTGATATTGTAGACTTTATAGAATCAACTATAGAGCCTAAAGAAAATGTTATTGCTTCTGAAAAAGACATTGATGAATGGTTGTTGGAAGAAGAAATTAAAAAAGACGGAGGCTCAGACTCTATAAATAAATTATATAGTTAAGATATAATGGGTTGCTTCGGGTCAAGTGCCTCGGTATAATGACCCCAACAGAACACAGGACAATTAGTAAAAGAGCTGATAAATATCAGATAAAATAATATAACTATTTGTCAAGGGATATGGAGAAACACCAGCGTAAATAAAGTTTAAAGATAACCTGCATGAAACTCCCCCGAACCATACAGACATCATTGCGATTGTATGTGTAAATTCCCATTTGCTAGTTGATGGGTACAAACTAACTAGCACCTTTATTAACCTTTAGTTCTAAGGAACTATAATAACTATGGAGATAGTAACTATGTCAAAATTGATATACAGCAGAAATGGTAGCGAGACTACTGAAAGCATTCGTAATGCATCACCTACAATTCAAGCAGTATGGGATCAAGCACATAAATTTGGTGCTAATATTGTAAGAGTTAGATCAGAAAAGAATAGATTTGGTGCTGACACAGGTCGTACTTTTAATTCTTTTCACAATGGTAAGGTATCTGTTTACAAACAGAAAGATCAAGTGCATGAGAGTAATGCCCTGTACTTTGCTCAGAAGATACCTGTAACTAAAGCAAACACAGGTATGCAAATACTTGAGGTAGCTTCTAATCTTGATGTCCAAGATACTTTGGATACTATTGATGCTATTCAATATTATTCAGAGACTTCTTTTCTAGGAAGACTTTGGAATCGTATTAGATATGGTATCCCCATGTCTATAAATTCCTAGTTATAATAATCTAGGTAGTGCATGGATTAAAATCCCTGTCCATGTATCTCAAGAACAAGGTGCAGAATTTGGTAGTTTACTGTGGAGAAAAAACTACCACTATTTTAACCAACATAATAAACGGAGATATATTATGGCACAGATGAGAGTAAAAGACCAAGACCTAATCGTAGAGCAGGTCGTAGAAAAAATTGAAGCTACTGAACTTGATAAGTTAAAGGCTCGTGAAGATGTTCAAGCAGTTCAATCTGATATTGAAGCAAGGATTGAAATAATTTCAAGACTCGTAGAACAATACAAAGAGCTTGAAAAAACTATTAAAGCTGACCAAAAAGAACTAGAAAATTTAGTTAAAACATTTCAAGAAGCTAATGGTTTTGAATATAGTTCTTATGCTACTAAACAAGGTGTGTTGTTAGACAATCTTTCAACATATGGTGTTTCAATACCTGAACTAAAAATTGTATGGCAACTACCTTATACAACAAAGCATAAGATATCTACTAAACTCAGACTGCAAACTATGGGTGGAGACTTTGATGTCTACAAACTTATTGAGGAGTTGACTGCAGAGTTTAGTTCGTAGTATAATAATTTTGTAGTTAGAAAGTGAGCCTTATAAAATCCTTTGGAGTCCATTATAAATCCTAGATTAAATTCGGGGACATGGAAAACATCAA